GTATAAGTAGCAGACCCATCATAATTCGGTTTGAATGCTGCTGGGTTATACATATAATTCTTTATTATGTCGTTTAGATATAGGGTCTGCACACTTTCACTCCTAAACACCCTACCAGTGAAGATAGGTGTGGTGTAGGTACCACGTGCATCTCTTGCATATACGGAGTAATTTGAATAGGCAGTACCCTCAGGTATTGTATATCTAACTAGGATCTTGTCCGACAAGTATTTCATGTAATTCGTCTTTTATTTTATTGATTAAAACTTGTTTAATCTCATTTATAATAGTAGTTGCAGCATCGCTGGACATTGCGTTCTCAAGCGGATGTTTACCTTCATATCCTTCCCTTCCGATCTTCCTCGCAATAAGAAAAGCAAGTTGCTTTGTTGAAGGGATTTTATTGTCTTGTGGGTTAGGAATCAAGCGCTTCACCTCTATCCATCTCTCAATGGCACTGGTTGGAGGTTGCTTGCCTGGTCCTCTTCCGTTCTCTACCCACTTCCAATACTCTTGCAGGTTGAAGTAGATGCGGAAATGCTCCTCGTCAAGAACGAAATATGATTCAAAGTTTTTCAACTCACCACTAGCAACTCTCCCTGCTTCATCTATCTTATCTCGATAGAGTTGTGCAAGGCGATAGGTGTATTCATTAAGTTGCTTTTCCTGTGTTGATGTGAGTTCTGTATTCATTTCATTAGTGATTTTTTTGCCAATGTTTTCTCTGTATATCCTTCAATCGTTCTAACTGGATGGAGTAAGTGGTGAGATAAAACACCTGACACACACTCCACTTCATCACCTCTTCGAAGGGTGTATGAGCAATCTCGCAGACCTTTAAGACAAAAGGGATAATGCCAAACTGTTCAAAGGCTCCAGATCCTCCTGGATTTTCACCATTGGAATCTTCATCTTCTTCATTTGGTGTGACAAATAATCCCTCGTAACTATTATGAATAGTGCGGATTGCTTCTGAATAAAAAAACCGAGTGCTTGGACATCCATAATTCTCATATCATGGATATCGGCAAGTACCTCCTCGATCTTGTAACCATCATTATATGAATGTCCTTCAGGAATAAGGAAAACAGAGATAACCTTTTGTAAATCAACGGGTTTCTCTTTCATATAAGTTTGATAGTCAATGTATTGTGCTGTGGAAATGGATGGAATGTCTGCCTTTACAACATACTTCCTTCCATTAATCTCATAACTATCCTTCACCTTCACCTCCGGCATCTCTGCTGTGAGGAAATTAAGCACTTTAGTTAACTGTGAGAACTGATGAAGGGGTAGGTTCTCAAACAATCCCACTTCCTCACCACTCAAAACACTCAAGAGATTCACTGCTTTATAATCTGCAGGGATATCACTCTTGAGTATCTGCTCTATCAGTTCGTATTCTTTAAGGGTTATTGCTTCCCAACTAGTCTTTATTCTTATTTGTTTATTCATTACATTATATGATAATTTCCTGTTGATAACACATCGAATGCAAGCAACATCGCCATAATCAAGTCATCGTGTCCTGATTTGCTTGCTGCGTAGGTTACCTTACCTGCGGATGACAACTTGCTCTCAAACATACCCATCTGTCCAATCAACTTCTCGTCTTTGAGGATCTTACAGGATTGATTTTGTATAGCAACTTGTAACCTGTTGACTATCTTTTGTTTAGATGAATTTGATGTGTTAAATCCTTTAAGACTGCAATTGAGATTACTCTCTGCAATCTTGCGTTGTAACATGTTATAAAATATTTGACCAATGCTGTTGGTTTCGACCTGAACCTTCACAGCATTGTATTTCCTTATTATCTCTATCACCTTATCGATTGTCTGTAGGTCGTTTAAGTCGTTAAAGTGAACTAAATCAATCATTTCCTTCTGGTTATTGAACACAGCGATGGCAGTCTCATCTCCACCTACACCACTGCTCCAGTCAACACCAAGAACACACCCATCGAGTGAGGGGTTGGTGGGTTTCCAAAGGACCTTATCGAACTCTCCGAACACACCAAATCCCAAATCACAAAATTCTCCGAGGTAATCCTGTGTGAACTTTGTCTTGTTCATTCTTCTGCGATAGAACTCGAGTCTTGCTGGAGATATCAATGCGCTTTTATCATAGGAACTCCAATCATATGAAGAGATTGTGTCGTTACGGGATAGTCCATCAACATAATAGTCATAGAAGAACCCAACCCTGAAGCGAGGGGTGGAGACAATGATGATGGGTGCTTTGTGAATATCTGTTGTAGGGAGCACAGCATCGAACACTTCATCTTCTATGTACGCTGCCTCGTCAACAATCAACACACCACTCACTGTATAACCACGAAGATTCTCTCCTTGTTCAGCAGAGCAGAATGCGATGGTTGATCCGTTCTTGAATGTTATCTCAAGGAATGATTCGTTGGATTTGAGGAAGACTGATGAACGGGAGATTGCCTTTACAATCTCCTTAAAGACCTTTCTCGCCTGTTTGATTGTAGGAGAAAGATACATTGAGAAGGATCCACGAAGATCAACAGCGTATTTGAGGATTATGCTCTCGCACATAACCGACTTTCCACACTGACGGGATGACTTCACCACGTGGATGGTGCCTTTCCCACCGGCAAGCACCCCACGGATCACATCACTCTGCCAACTATGCCATACTATGTTGCTCTTAATAACCCTCGGCATCCGTTACTCTTGTTCATTTACTTCGTGATCATCATACGCATCTTCCTTCTTATCCACCTCAACACCTATCTCGAAGGTGAATCCATCTTCTCCAGCAGACACGTTGATGTTGTTATCGTAGATGTTATTGGTCTTGTTGATGAGGTCGATGGTCTTGAGTTTCTGATTCACTGTCTTCGCATCATCCCATACACCCTCGAGACGGATATTGGAGATTGCTCTAACTTGTTCTTTATCAGAGCGATACTCCTCACTCAATCGGATACATGCTTCCTTGTAGATGGTGTTGATGGTGCTCTTACCAACCTCCCATAGACCAGAGTATTTCTCCAGGATCTTCACCCTGGACAAACCTGCGATTATATCATCGATGATCAACTCAAGTCTTTTCTCTTGACGGATTTCATCTAAAGGGTGAACATCAACCTTGTTCTTCTCCGTTCTCTCCTTTGTGTTTTTCATCTTTAAAGTATCTATTTTTATATAAATAGTAATTCTCTCCCAGCACCTTAACCATAGTAAGCACGCAGGCGGGACATGATGAGGATTCAAGATGATATCCGAGTTGTGCATAGACACCTCGCATCACATCAACATCACGAGAATAGAGACCCCTTACGTAATCTCCTTTAGCGGTTTCAAAATGCTGTTCGTAAGGACGAAGCAACTCAAACTGTTCTTTCTTTAATACTGGTTTCTTCATTTTATTAACGTTATCTTATTTATTTGATTGATTATCCATGTTAGTATGTCTTTAATGGTCCGCAGGGCATCTGCAGAGACGGGTGTTAGCATTGCTAAACCCCCAACCACAGCAACCATTGGAAGGGTGAATGAATGGGTGAGTAGAAGAGCAATCAACCCAACCCACCAAGTCATGCAGAGGGAGCAGTCAAATGGCTTCAGGGCATAATTTTTTGAATTTATCGTCCCTTTGGTCAACCACCTGCTTAAAAGTCCTTTAAACGATGATACTGCGCCACTGATATCAATGATGAACACGATAATCAGTTGAAGTAATAGTAAATTTATTATAGTCATAGATATGATTGAATCGTTTTTTTAATCTTCGTAATACGGGATATGATAACGGATGGGGATACTCCAAGCAGACGCCCGAGAGCGGTTGGGGATTGCTCGTATTCGAAAAATGCTATGATGATATTGCGATCGTATGCGTCCAGTTTAGTTAAGATGATGTCTATTGTTTTTGCTTGTTTGGAATCCTCACCATAATCCTCTTTCATATTCACAAGCATATCGCTAAAAGATTTTATGCGAGCACGGACGCTATCATCGATGGTGTAGGGAATGCTCTTCCCTTTATCTTTCTTAAATGTTTCACTCATTATTCGTCTATATCATATTTGTCTTCTTCAACCCTGTCTTCATCATCGATCCTACATGACTCCTTATCGTATCCATGATGAACAGTTGCGTGACGATCGGATGGGTCGTAATCGTTAATGACGAAGGTCACATCGTAATCACTCTCTCCAGTATTCTCCAACCGATACCATTGTTCATCATCAAGGAGGCATTCGATGGTCTTTGCCTTGCGTATGTTGTTATAGAGATGGGATCCGGTGGATCGTATGTTATTGATGATGATTGATTTAATGTAGTTGACGAACTTGCCCTTCCCCTTATACCAAATCCCCAGAATCTTATCTGCTGGGACCTCCAAGATCTGCACCCAGCATTCTTGAACATAATCTTCGAAGTACATCCTATCCATTGGTGATATGCGTTTTCCTATAAACCCTTCCACCCATCCAGTATCACTCAACCACTGCATAAGTGAATCTCGAGTAACTGGTCCCGGTGGATTAGTCAGGAGTTTGGGAAGTCGCTTTGGTTGTTTAGGTTTGGATGATTGCTTTTTAGAAGATCGTTTCTTTGTTGTCTTATTCATTCTATATTAATAATAAGCAACCCTTGTCATTTTGTTAACTTTTCGCTATATTTGCGTTCAAGCAGAACCCACAGAATATGAAAACAGTCGAATACATTGAGGTGAGAGGACGGGCGACTCTCTACAGCACCTACGAAGATGATATCAACGACTACATGCAGGAGTTGATTGGTACGTTAAACGAGGAGCAACTTGATGAGATCTCCTACGAGATGTTAGAAGACATCACGGAAGGTGAGATGGATCTTGAGGGGACGTTAGATGATGAACTGGGTGGATGCTCATGGGAGAACCACTATCTCTACGTCACAGTGCACTACGAAGATGGTACCGAAGAGAACTTCGATCAGGTCCGTATAGACCAGATTGAAAGTGACGGGGAAGTTGAGGACTTGGGTGAAAGGTTGTTGAGGGTTGCCTATGCGAAGGGTGCTTGCCAGCGGTACTATCCAACGGAAGAGATAAGTGTTGATAGGTTCATAATCTATCGCCTCCGGATAGTCAACAAGGTGTATTCAATCAACTGGGAAGAGATAGAGACCCACTCCCATCTCCAATACGATGGCATAGATCTCGATTATGAGTCAATAGAGGACTTTGACGAGAAGTGGTCGGAGTGGCATATACAACACGGGAGACTCCAGATAACCTTCTGATATACACACAGATAAGTCCCGTTACTTAAAGTGATGGGTTAGATTGCGAATGAGAGAATATTGCAAAATTCACCAAACGAGACTTTAGGATGACTGAAGCGGAAGGCGAATTCGTTGAGGTAGAGTTGGGTGTATTTGGGTGAGAACCATCCATACACCCCTCGTATCATCCTACGGAGGTTAGTAAACACGTTCTCCACTTTGTTCGAAGAATACCCGTCATCACTTACAAATTGTTCCTCGGAGTGATTGCATATGCTGCGAGGATACGGGAGTGTGTCATAGAGATGTGACTGGTCAGTAACTATATGAGTAATCTCTGCAGAATGCGCGCTAATTTCGCTTATAACAGAGTTTCTCGTCACAGGGTTAGGTAATGGTCCCAAAAACACTTTACGCGTGTTATACTCAATAATACCAAGCAATGGGCGCTTGAGAGAGTTGGCGAGGGCATAGCGCTTCTCCTTCAGGGTGGGTTCATGGTATCCGTTGGGGCCCCAGACAACCAACCGCTTGTCCTTAAACTCGCTAGCCATCTTCATCTTCTTCCACGTGGGAATCCATTTCCATTCAGCACCAATGTAAACCTCGTCAATACATACCTCGCCCTTGGGAAGATCTTGTGGGAGGAGACTCCTTAAACGAGTGAGCATGCTCCAGGCAGTGGGTTGAGTCACTCCAATGTATCTTGATAGGTTGTAGGAAGAGATGCCACGGGAACTCTTTAAGAGATAGTAAAGGGCTTCCAACCACTTGACCAAAGGGATCTTCGTGCTGTGGAAGATGGTGTTGGAGGTGTCGGTGAAGTGATGCTTGCAGTCAGCGCAGACGTAGTACCTTCCTTTATATATATGAGTGCTTCCACAGTGCGGGCAAGCAACTACCCCATGCCATCGGAGTTGCTTGAAGAGTCCCGTTGGATTACGCCTTATGTCACTTAACTCACTCATATTCAGCTACTTAAATTTACGAAGAAAAAATGAGATAACCAAATATAATTCAAAGAGTTAGGTGAAGTTTGCTAAATTATTGCATTCAGTGGCTCCGGGTAACCTATTGGTTTTTACACGATTAAGTGTGAGGGGTGAGACGGATATCAAAGGTAAATTAGAATGATTCTAAATTAGAACGATTCTAAATTAAAAACCCTTCCAGCGGATTCTGGAAGGGACTGACATGAGAAATTATTTGACATATTGCCCGTTGCGGACATTATAATATAAGAAAAATAGGATTTCAATATCGCGTTATAGCGGTGGTTGAAAATTTAGTTTTGGAAAATAAGTAACTCGAGTATATATATCCGTGTTAGTTATTTTCCCTTTCAACGAACCGATTTTTATGCTTTGATATATAGGCATTCGATTTTCCTATTGCTAAAGCGCAATCACTACAACTATTATATTCTATTCCCGTTTCCATATCCACTATCTTCTTTGTCGCTTTACCACCCCGTGACCTACCATCATTATGATCATCCATCATCTTCCATAACTCTTCTATTTGATCATCCAACACAGCATTGATCTGCCATCCACTATACTTCTTTCTCCACCTATCATGCATTTTGAATCGCGACATCACACCTTTCACCACCTTCGGATTCTTAATAGCATCCACTAACGTCTTTCTATTCTGCACTTCTCGATCCCACGCATCATCAGTAAACGATATAACCCTTAAAATCCCCGTCAGATCCCCCAATATGGTATCCACCATCCGATCACTCCCAGGTCCATCCAATAACTTTTTAGTAAACTCATAAGCATCGACCCCGAACTCCCCAGATATATGATTCATCTGCCTTCTAAACTCTTGTATATAGGAACTCCCTTCATTTATCTCCCCTTCACCTTTCAAATACTTCTTAAACGCATCACTCTCGCGTTTCTTCTGTGGATTCGTATGAGAAAACTTATCATTCGCTTCATCTCTATAGAGTTTCACTTTCTCCTTCCCATACATCTTTATTAACGACCCAGTAATCCATTCCACAGTCTGTGAATTATCCCACTCCTGCAGTTCTTTCCTAACGTTATACACATCTTCTCTGGACATCCTTTCCCAGTAATCATTCTTTATCTCCAGGGAATCACTTTCCATAATAATCTGTGCAACTCTGTAGGTCTCATCAATGTCCTCTGTGCTCTGCCACTTTCCATCAACATACAGGCGCAATGTGATATCCTTGTTATTCCTGAATCTCCCCAGTACTTGGATAATCTCGTTGAGTGATGTCTCCTTGACTGTCCATCGCATATCAATAAGAATCTTCTGGTCCTTGTTTCGTATGTTCAATCCGTTGAATGCAATGCAGGTCAGGAATGAGACTCTGTTGTGCAACATCTCGTCCTCACGCAATTGCTTTACATTCTCCCTAAACTTTGAGTGATATATGATAGCATCGTATCCTCTCTCCACTGCTTGTGAGTATGCAAGCAAAGCATCCTTATCGGAGAACACACAGATATGATCGAATCCTCCTTTCCTTAGGTCACGCATGACACACTTCCCTGTGTCATTAGCGAAATGCACTTCGATCTTGATATCTCGTTTTTCCTTTTGAATAAACTTCATATAATAGGAATTGAATTGTGCAACCTCACCCGCGGGAGTTGCAGAGATGAACACCAACCTGTGCTTATCATCAAGGACGAATGTATTGAATGAGTTATAGACGTTAATTGCTGAATCACGATAGTTTCGGTCAGTGAAGAGTGTATGGGATTCGTCTACGATAATGACATCAGGATTGATCTCCCCTCTCCTTTTCACCAACTGATCCCAGACCATCACATTCACACCACCCTTCTTATATTCATTATCGGTCTCCGATGATACGATATTGAGTTTTTCATAAAGATGGTTAGTGACGTTAAAGGGAACGAGCACAACTATCTCACGATATCCTTTTTCCTTGAGAAGATCACACATCTTCATAATCCCTGTGGTCTTTCCCGAACCCGTAGGTCCCTCCACAGCAAGAATCTTCTCCTGTTCTATCTTCTCCACGATATACTCCGCGTAGTCGGATATCCATTCATCATCCTTCATCATTATCTCTTCATGATTCGGATCAGTCTGTCGCTTCTGCTCAACTTCTTTAATATTAAGATAACCCGCTGCTACCAACCACTCAAGCACTGTGCTATTGATAGGGATGTTGGGATTGACTTTAGAGAATATAGATTTTCCATTACCATAGTAGAAATGTGTATCACACCACTTCTTCGCTTCTCCCACATCTCCCCAGACCTCAACGGCGATCCTGGCGATTCTCCATCGGATATCATTTCCAGTATACTCACCGACCTTCAGGTTCCTATCAACACACAATCTCCCTGCGTTACCATCCTCATACTTACCAGTAATATCAGTGTGAATACCCTCGCCTTCCCATTTTTTATTAATATGGTCAAACTCACTTGCATAACGATACTCCAGTGTTGTGATATCCTTTTTATTGAGACGAATAGGAGAACAATAGTCGTTGAAGTAAGCAGGATTGGGAGATATGTAAAGGAGTGAAGTAAAGAGATACGAGTGCCAGTCAATCGCTCCTTTCTTTATGTAGTTAATTCCAAAATGTTTTTCAATTAACTCAACGACAGCACAAGTGTAGAGTGCTGTGTTATAACTCCACTCCCCCACATCATCATACACAGTATTATGTGCACATGCAATATGGAGTTTCTTACTTGAAGATTGTTGTATGAAAATGATATTCGGAACAGCAGCAAAGAGTTCCGCTCTTCTTTGGATGATGTCTTCAACCCCTTCGGTTGTATCTATATCAATGAAGAATGTATTTGAACTAGAGAACGTACCACGAACACCCCAGTAAGGAGTCAAACCAATCAATGTGTTTTCTCCCTTCTTGAAATCGGGTTCCTTAACCCTCTTATTATCTATAGTGTTCTGTATGAAGTAGTTAACAGCAGACTTAATATCACTTATCTCACCACCAGCGGGTTTGATATCAGTCCCGTTACTCCAACCTCTCTCTATCGCCCCTAGTACATGCTTCATTATTCATTCATACCCTTATTTCTCTGCATCTCACTGAACATCGCAAGACTATCCAGTTGAAGTTCTACATACTCACGAATCGACCAAGGATCAGCAATGTTACTTAACTTCTGCATTGCACAAGCAGCAAAGTACGCTGCTCGAATAGGATCCTGGATTGCATGGTTGTCAAGATCGTTTTCAAGAACCCACTTCCAATAGAAGTCGTCTATCTTTTTGAATTCAATACTATCTACTTTCATATCATTATTGTTTATTTACTTTCTCCAATTCATCAATCATCTCACCCCCGATCATCCTTGTCATTCCATCAATCACCTCTGCTATTTTGCATACCATTTCTCTCTCATCTTCCTTTCCACCCATCATAGCATATGTTAAAGGTTCCTCTCCACCCAGCACAGACATCCTCACCATTACACTATCACGCAGATACTCTTGTTCAGGTAACTGATTAATTTCAAACACTATTCTATATTCTTTTCTCATAATCGCATAAAAAAATCCTCAACAACTTAAAAGGGCAGCAGTTATTGAGGATATCGACTTCAAGTCGTATATTTCTTTCGGTTGATTGATTCGCTGCCCGGAGAAACAATCACCTCCTATGTTTCAATTTCTATATAATATATTTAATCAATCATCTTTGTTTAATGTAATCCCTACCAGCACGCTGACTCCTACCAAACATAAAATCTCAAGTACTTTAATCATCTTCCAAGAATTCATTTATATCAATATTCATCCAACATCCTTCCTCTGCTTTGATTTCAATCAGTTGTAATACGTTTTCAAGTGTAATCATATCTCATATCATTTATTTGATTATATAATAAGACGAGAAGGGTCATTTGTTAAGGGAATCGAATATTTTATTTCATACGTCAAAATACGTTAGTTTCGTTCGCTATAGTACTCGCCACCCTTGAAGATCGATAGATTGATGAAAGGGTGGTTTTTTATATAAAACAAGCATGTCGCCTATTTTATTACATGGTATTAATAGGAATAGATGCAAGTTTTAGAAGTACAGGCATCACAGTATTAGATGACAAGGATGTGATTTTCTACATCATTACTCCTCACATAACTAAAAAACAGGCGAGCGACCCTCTCATTAGTTATGTTGAATACGACAAGACCGAAGACAAGACGGGGAGAATAAACAATTATATTTCCGTTCTCCAGGAAATAATCAAACGACACAATCCAGACACTATTGTAATAGAGGATGTTCCCTATATGAGTCGCTCCAGTAGTGTAGTTGATTTAGCACTTCTCAACGGAGCAATCCGAACCCTATGTCATTTTCTTAATATTCCCTGCATTGCAGTAGGCAACACGGTTTGGAAGAAAGCAACCATCTGTGTAGGGAATGCTGAAAAGGATTTTGTTGTTCTTAATTTTATTGGTCTACAACCCCAATTCTCTTCCTACACAACCAAGCAGATCAACGATATTGCCGATTCATTTTTCATTGCTAAATGGTATGCTTGGGGAGGACAGAGTATAGGAGAAAGGGTTGAGATAATAGACGAATAAAATCGCAGAACACTGAAAATTAAATAAATGCGATTTAACAAGCGCAAATAAAAAAGATGACTAAATGGTCATCTTTTTCTTTTAATGCGAAATTTGCTATGGTTTTGTCGCAATATGCGCATGTTATGCAACACACACGCTAATCGGTATTCCAAAGTACTTACATATAGCAGCGATATGAAGATTCTCTATAGTTTGTTTTCCTTCCTCACTTAATAGAAATTCAACTTCTTTATGATTTGTTTGAAAGAGATTTTCAGTAAGGATTGCAGGACAGTTTGTGCTTCTCAACACTTTATAATTCGCTCTCCATACTTCATCCTTCGGAACATTCCTATTTCCTTGTAATTTAAAGAGTTTCACATATTCATAATAACATTGTGCTGCTTTTACACTCTCCTCACATGCTTCCACACATACATATACACTTGCTCCACTCGCTCTATCATCCCAACCGGGATTAGGAGCAGCATTGATATGAACTGATAAGAAAAGAATATTATCGTTAGGATGTGCACTGACAATGTTATTGACTATCTCACATCTCTTCTGTAAAGGAACATCATCGTTAGTATTGATTATCTCGAATACCTCAAACCCAATCTCTCTCAACCCAGCAGCAATCCTTTTACCTACTTCTCTGTTCCATTCTCCTTCATATAGAGATCCATCAGGAGAACGTTTACCTGCTGTGTGATGCCTGTCTCCGTGACCATAATCAATAATTACTATATTCATTTTCCGATTTAAAACTTATTTATCATTTTGCCAATGTGCCATCCACCACACACTCCGCACTTATATGCTACGTATCCAAACATTTTATACTTTCGTATCCACGCTTCAGCATCTTGTTCCGAATTAAAAATCTTTTTTGGTTTCCACCTTCCTTCTTTCTTTGTGTAGTGTTCTCTTGGTCTTATGTGTTTGTTGCAATCATGACGTGCCGTGTGATTATCTAATCGTCGATCACTTCTTGCTTTAGAATATCTCGGGTTCCCCATTATTATCCTTTAATTCATATCCCTTCTCCTCAACAATCTTTCTAAATGATTTGTTATTGAATAAGTTATCTTTATGTGAACGGAAATATTCATCTCCTAATCCCCTCAATGGATCACGAAGAGGACAGAGTGCATTAGCACATAAAGCATTTGAACAAAGGACTAGATCACTGTTTAAATCATTTTTCTCTTGAGATAATTTCTCGATTTTAGCAACGTCATCTTCATGTAACTTTGCGAACATTGCTAACTCTTCTTTTAGGATTCCGACTGTTTTTTCCATTGCTTCTATCGCCTTACTCTCATTCTCTTTCACAAGAGCATCTGCTTTTGCTTCCTCTGCCTTCTTCGTTGACTTGAAGAAGATAAGGCGTATAGCATCTCCAACACCAAACAATCCTATAATTGCTAATATAATTTGTGCCCAAACTGGTAACATTTCTAATTCATTTATTTCTTTATTTAATAGTAGAAAGGAGGAAGGATGACCTTACGATCATCCTTCCAACCAAATTAAAAATATGAGCGTTTATACTGTAGTATCAACGAGTGTCCACTGGGAGCAGTTGTAATAATATTTAGTACCCGCGCTCGAAGTATTGAATGTAAATGAACTCACGGATGGATATTCAGTTTCGAGTTTCCATTCATAATACTGATGATTATTGATATGGATTCTAATGACACCAGCACCACTCATATCATACTCACCGTTATAATAAATATAACCCGCACAAACTGATTGTATCTTGAAAGTGTTCATGAGTTTAGTGAGATCTTCATTTGACCATCCATATGCATATACATCAACCTCTGCGGATTTCATGAGGTTATAAATATGATCCTTATTACCATCCCATCCACCATATGCTGGTTGACCGGCAACACCCGAACACACATTGAATATCATTAATGCAGAACCAGTATATGAAGTTGCTCCGTTTACGAATGATGCGGGAGTAGGAATACTCTCCCAACAATTCATATGAAGTTCCATCAAACGTTGTGGATAATCTGCAATAGTCTTTGGAGTTGTTGCATTTGTTGATGCACTCATCCTAGCATTAATACGAGCATAATTATCATTTAATCCAAGAGCAGACTGTAAGTTTGTTATTGATGATGGTAGTGCCCAGTTATTGAGATACAAATACATGGGTATAGATGTACCACCACTAAATATACTTGTCATACTTGTCGCACGACAACTATCAAGTGATAGATAATCAGGATTATTTGCCGTACCAGTCATACCAACAACACCATTTGTTAATGAAATGTTATTCACAATACCTTCCAACCTAATATCAGTCATGCTAGAAGCATTTCCACTTTTTTGGAATGTTGTTTGATAAGCATAACCTTGTATAAGAGAAGTTTCAGTTGAATAAACTCTCTTCAAACCACCACTATATGTACCATAGTTTATCGTAAGAGCATCATATGTGCCACTAGCGGTATTATAGATACTCCAACCGGCGGTTCCATTATAATTCATATAACCATCAATGAATTTTGCAGTAGAAAGACTTACATTCACTGATTGAGATACATCAGCAACGAGTGTTCCTTTCTTTGTAGCATAACCACTTGATTTATTACCCGCATTACTACCAGCACGATATGCCTCCCAGTTAACTGTTGTTCCAGGGGCAAATGTTACTTCATGAGTTGCAGCATCGGTTCCAAGATATTCACCATTAACAACGAGTTTCACACTAGCAGCACCCTTGTTGAAAGTGATGGTAACACCAGCAGGAGAAAGAGTGACATTCTCTGTATGATCTTGTGTAAGGGTATAAGAACCTGTCTCCGTATTATAATCGGTCTTACTTACTTCCCATGTAATAACAGTTCCATAATCAGCAGTGATTGCAGAACGAGTTTCGTTATTGATAACAACAACAGCATCAGCAGGATCAGGAACAATAGTGAAAGTAAACTGTTCAAGAACCAATGTCACAGTTTCTGTATGATCTTGTGTAAGGGAGTAAGAACCTGTTTGAGTAACATAACCTGTCTTTGCTACCGACCATGTGATAGCAGTTCCATAATCAGCAGTGATAGATGTTCTTGTCTGTCCGTTGATAGTCACTGTTGCATCGTTAGGAGTTGCAGCAATTGTGAATGTGTGCTGTTCAAGAACCAAAGAAACTGCTTCTGTTGTATCATCCTCAAGAGTGAGTGAACCACTCTGTGACACATAACCAGTCTTTGCAACACTCCAACTGATAGCAGTGCCATAATCAGCGGTTAAACTAGATCTTACCTGACCATTGATAGTTACTACAGCATCAGCAGGAGTAGGTTCAATAGTAAATGTAAACTGTTCTAAAACCAAAACAATATTCATTGTTGTATCGTCAGTGATGTTAAATCCACCACTTTGAGTTACATATCCAGTCTTCATCACCTGGTAGTTAGTATACTGACCATAAGGGATGTTGGTAACAGTTGTTCTTACCTGACCATTAATATAAACTGTTGCGTCAGCAGGAGTAGGATTAATAGTGAAACTAAATGTCATTATTGCAAGAGTCACAGTTTCACTTGTATCTGCAGTAAGGGTGAATGATCCGTTCTGTGATACATAATGTTCCCTACTAACACTCCATGTGATTGTAGTTCCATAATCTGCGGTAATAGTGCTCCTCTCAACACCATTAATAACAACTGTATTAGCAGCATCTGTGCTGATGGAGAATGTGTGCTGTTGAAGAACAAGAGTCACAGTTTCACTTGCATCAGCAGTAAGGGTAAGAGAACCACTCTGTGATACATAATGCTCTTTTGTTACTGACCATGTGATAGCAGTGCCATAATCAGCAGTGATAGAAGATCTTGCAGATCCATTGATAGTTACAACAGCATCAACAGGAGTTGCTGTGATAGAGAATGTAAACTGCTGAAGAACAAGGGTTATGCTCTCACTATCATCTGCGGTAAGAGTAAATGTTCCACTTTGGGTAACATAATGCTCCCTACTAACACTCCATGTGATTGTCGTACCATAATCAGCAGTGAGTGAACTTCTCTCAACACCATTAATAACAACTGTATTAGCAGCGTCTGTGATTATAGAGAATGTGTGCTGTACAGGAACAAGATCAACAGTTTCATAGTGATCACCAGTAAGATTGTAGGATCCACTCTGTGTCACGTAATGATCTTTGCTTACGGACCAAGTAATAGCAGTTCCATAAGGAGCAGTAAGTGATGTTCTCTGCTGACCATTGATAGTCACGATAGCATCAACAGGAGTTGCTTCGATGGTAAATGTGAAATCAGAGATAGACAAATCAACCTCCATTGAATAGGTCTCTGTAAGGGTTTCCACACCACTTTGAGTACCATACCCGGTCTTACTAACAGACCAGTTGATTATTGTACCATAATCTGCGGTTATTGAGGATCTCTCCTCTCCATTGATGACAACTGTTGCATCATTAGGAACAGGTACTATAGTGAAAGTATATTGATTGATAACAAGAGAAACACTCTCTGTATGATCTTGAGTAAGTGAGTAAGATCCTGTTTGTGATGTATAACCAGTACGAGAAACACTCCAAGTGATAGCAGTTCCATAATCAGCGGTTAAACTAGATCTCACAGATCCATTAATAGTCACAACAGCATCAGCAGGAGTTGGATTAATAGTGAAAGTAAACTGTTCAAGTACTAGCACGATGCTCTCGCTATCGTCTGCAGTAAGAGTGAACGAACCACTTTGAGTAACATAATGCTCTCTACTTACACTCCATGTGATAGCAGTTCCATAATCAGCAGTGATAGATGTTCTTTCCTCACCATTAATAACAACTGTATTAGCAGCATCGGTACTGATAGAGAATGTATACTGCTCAAGAACCAAAGTAACTGCCTGGGTTGTGTCGGAAGTAAGGGTGAGAGAACCACTCTGCGATACATAATGTTCTTTGCTTACACTCCATGTGATAGCAGTTCCATAATCAGCAGTGATAGATGTTCTTTCCTCACCATTGATAATTACAACAGCATCCACAGGAGAAGGGTCGATAGAGAAAGTATGAGTCTCTATAACAAGATTGACCTCAATACTATAATCTTCATCACCCATCACATATGTTCCACTCTGTGATATATAACCTTCTCTACTTACAGACCACGAAATGGATGTGCCAATAGGATAAACACCAGAAGTAATCTCTTCTCCATTGATAATTACAGTGTTAGCAGAATCAGTAACGATGCTAAACTCATGTCCGACAAGATAAGGGTTTTCACTAACATCAACCAAGATAGAATAGGTTGAATCATACCCTGTGGTTTGCTCACCTAATTCCTCGTTGATTTTCTCTGCGATAGAGTAAACACTATCCATAGCAGGAAGAGTCTCACCAAATCTAACCCTATATATTTCTGCCATGATAGAATAGACACTATCATAATTCTTTGTTATATCGCCACCTATTTCACCCAAAATAGCAAGTGCAACTGAATATGCCGAATCATATGCTTTCGTCACATCTCCCCCTACTTTATCGAGTATATCAAGTGCGATGTCGTAAACGCTATTAAAATTCATGAATTAATTGTGTTTTTATTTGATGGAGAGGGGTTTCCCCCTCTCCTATATAATTGTATTTTAATATATTGATTAGTTAGTTGTATATATATTTCACTTCCCATCCAAGCGGAATACCACTATCCCCTCTTTCCCAACTTCCTCCTTGGGTATATACACAACAATAAAAAGTTCCATTTTGTCCAACACCTTTAACCCAATCTACTACATTGTCATTTAAATATTCAAATCCCATTTGCCAATGGCACCATATATATGAAAGACTTGTACATCCCTCAAACATATGAGAACAACTGTGTTTAATGTTTACCAGAATATTTCCATCTAATTTAGGTGCGGTGGTTAATGAAGTACAATCCTTAAACATTCCATAATAGCAATAACTTTTTAAGTATTGAGACATTGTAGGAAGTGCTGGTGCTGATGTAAGAGAAGCGCACCCAGAGAACATTTCACTATAACATCCGTATGCAAGAGTGGTTGCAGGAAGTGAAGGTGTATTAGTCATCGAAGAACAACCCTTAAACATTCCCAAACAACAATAACCATCAGCCTTGGTGAATTTTAAAAATGGGGGTAATGTTAGATGAGTACACCCTTCAAACATTGATGCATAACACCTAGGTTTAAGTATTGATGCAGAAATTTTAAATCGAGAAGCATCTATCACATTGGTTCCTGAAAACATTTTATAAAATGAATAATTATAAACAACTGACTGACCCTTAATGAGTGACATGATATTACCACTTAAATTAAAATAAGCAGTTCCATCAAATTTACTACAACCCTTATAATCTCCATAACTATCATTATTATTCCCTTTAAACTTTATCACATCTCCTTCATCAACATTAATAGTCACACCTGTTGTGTTGGATGTTATATCAATCCAATCACCATCATTGAGTTTATATTGAATTGTATCGTGACGTTTACTATAATCCGATATCCAAATTATAGTTCCTGCCTGTGTAATATCCATTGTCACATCATCTTCTGCTATAGTTGTCCACCCTTCAGGAATTCCACTATCACCAACACTCCAATCAGTACCAGGACTATATATAAATGTTCCTTCAGCAGCAACACCACTCACCCAGTTTTGAGTTGCTAGTACACCATATGTACTATCATATAGATTTACAGCAAGACATTTGATATAGTTAAGACTACTACATCCATAAAACATCCCACTATAACTCAAATACTCAAGTTGACTAGCAAGAAGATCAGGAGCGGTTGTAAGCGATGTACAACCTCTAAACATTTCATAATAACAATGATTTGCTAATATAGCAGCAGGAAGAGATGGAGCAGTTGTAAGTGATGCACAACCTCTAAACATACTATCATAACACCTATTAGTTAATGTAGTAGCAGGGAGTTCAGGAGCATCTATGAGACTGGTACACGCACTGAACATTTCCTGACAGCAACCAATCACTGCCGGTCCTGGTGTAGGGGCGGGTGAAGGTAATGTTGTTGCGGTTAGACAAAGACCACTTGCACTAACAATGTTTGAACCTTCAAACAAATGCGCTAAATTTCCACTAAATGTGGTGTCGTAGTTTATAAAATCATCTGAATAAATCATACTCAACACATTACCATATGCATTGAATAATGATGTTCCACCAAAATAACATTGAGCAAATGTGTAAGTTACTGGTGTTGTTTGTGAGTTGCGAATAAAACTCCAATATGCAGTGTTTCTACCCTTGAATGACACTTGATCTCCAGCAACAACATTTATTTCTGTTCCCCCAAGGTCGGAATGAGCCTCGATCCATTCACCATCATTTATTCTATAATAAATCGGAATGTTTAACGTTGAGTTACTGTTTTTTGATGACCATCTTATTGTTCCATTAGTAATAACATCAAACGTCATAGGATAATCTTCATATTCAACCAATTCAACATTTATTGTTGTATTTTCTTCAAGATTAGCAATAGATCCATGTCTAGGAACACAACCAATTCTACTTACGTTCCAAGTAACAGTGGTTCCATAATCTGCAACAAGAGAATTCCTTTGCATGCCATTAATCATCACAGTAGCATCGGATGGAGTAGGATTGATGGTCACAGTGAATTGCTCAAGAGAAAGAGCAACTGCTAATGTTTCATTCCTACGGAGAGTAAATGTATTACTTTGAGTAACGTAGTGTTCTTTGCTTATACTCCAAGTAATCTCTGTTCCATAATCAGCAGTAATAGTTGATCTTTGCTGACCATTAATAGTTACTACTGCATCATTAGGGACAGGAGTGATAGTGAATGTATACTGATTGATAACAAGAGATACGTTTTCGGTGTGATCTTGTGTGAGTGTATACGAACCTGTTTGTCCGGCATATCCTTCCCTAGTCACAGACCAAGTGATAGCAGTTCCATAATCAGCAACAAATGAACTCCTTTCAACTCCATTGATAACAACCATCGCATCGGATGGAGTAGCATTAATAGAGAATGTGTGTTTTTCGAGAACAAGTGTTACAGGAAGAGTGCTATCTCCCTCAAGAGTGAATGTATTACTTTGAGTAACATATCCAGTTTTACTTACTGACCAAGAAATAGTGGTTCCATAAGCAGCGGTAAACGATGTTCTTTGAACCCCGTTGATAGTCACTATTGCATCATTTGGAGTAGGAGTGATAGTAAATGTATATTGATTAGGAGCAAGATTTACTGGTAATGTATAATCACTATCTCCCATTGTATATGAACCAGATTGAGATGCATATCCTGTCCTACTCACACTCCAAGTAATGGATGACAAATAATCAACTGTTACTGAACTCCTTTCCTCTCCATTAATGGTCACTGTTGCATCGGATGGGGTTGGAGTAATAGTGAAAGTATGTTGTTCAAGAGCAAGAGTTACAGGAAGACTCGTATCTGCAGTAAGAGTTGTTGACCCACTTTGGGTTACATAATGCTCTCTACTTACAGACCATGTGATAGCAGTTCCATAATCAGCAGTAAACGATGTTCTTTGTACTCCATTGATAGTTACTGTTGCATCACTTGGAGTTGGAACTATAGTAAACGTATGAGTCTCAAGAACAAGATTCACAGGAACAACAGTATCGGATGTAAGTGTTGTAATTCCACTTTGAGTAACGTATCCTGCTTTGCTTACACTCCAACTTATTGTCGTGCCATAATCAGCAGTAATTGATGTTCTTTCTTCTCCGTTTATAATGACTGTTGCATCACCTGGAGTTGGAACAATATTGAAAGTATGTTTTTGGAGAACAAGTGTTACAGGAATTGTTTCATCTCCTCTAATTACACCACTTCCACTTTGAGTAACGTATCCAGTTTTACTTACACTCCAAGTATACGTATTACCATACCAATCATAAATAGAACTCTGTTCAACACCATTCATAATCACCGTTGCATCGCTTGGAGTAGGAACGATAGTGATAGTATGCTGATCACCTACGTCTTGTGTTACCCAACCAGTAGGAATACCATTATTTCCAACAGGCCAACTCGTATTATGAACATATTTTACAAATGTTCCTGATGCGGCAACTCCCATTACCCATTGACGAGTAGAATAATAACTATAATTATGCGCCATACACTTGATATAGTTGAGGTGACTACAGTTTTGAAACATATATTGATAACAACCATTCACAAGTGTTTCTGCGAGAAGATCCGGCGCCTTGGTCAATCCATCACACGCCTGAAACATATATCCATAACAATTATTAGCAAGTGTAGTTGCTGGTAGTTCAGGTGCAACTGTAAGTGAATTACAACCACTAAACATGTTATAATAGCAATTAGGTGCTAAATTCATTGCTGGGAGTTCGGGTGATTTAGTAAGCAATGTACAACCCGTAAACAAATTTCTATAACAAGAAGCAGTAAGTGTTGTTGCAGGCAGAACAAGATCACCAGCATCAATCAAACCACCTCGCATTTCATAGAAAAATGCATTAAATGTGTATGTTGATGGATATGTAGTCATAGTAGAGTAATTGACTGGATCAATAACGCTAGCAATATTACCACACACCTTATCTATTATAGAACCATTTGAAAGAACCCAGCAAGTATATTGATCAAATTGGGTATATTCACCCTTAAATTGAATGATATCACCGGGATTCACATCTATTGAACTACCAGCAGTAGTCCAAGCACCATCATTTCTCTTATACTGAACATTTTTCGTTGTATCTATATTTGACAACGTACCAGCAACCCCAGAGAACACCATTGTTAATGGTGCCTCTTGATAGGTTTGAAGGTTTATATTAAGTGAATGAGCATTATCTCCCATTATGTATGTGCCTTTCTGGGGTACATATCCCTCTTCGGAAACATACCAACTCACAGTTTTTCCAACAGGGACTTTAATTGATTTAGTTGCCATATTTATCCGTATATAATTTGAATATTTGCATCAGCAGGAGTTGCGTTGATTGTGAAACTATGAAGAGCGGTAGCACTCCATCCATTAGGAAGTTCACCGATGATATCAGTGTAATCTCCTCCGTCATCACCATCATAGTAAAACACCTGATCGGATGACTGAACCTGACCAAACATATAATTAACTGTTTTTGTATTGAGAAGGTTGATTTGAGCATCTTTCTCATCAATAACATCCTCTAAACGATCTACTTCATCATTAAGATCACTGATGGTTGCATCTTTGATATCTATCTGGTCATTGAGATTAGAGATAGTAGCATCCTTCACTACAATGACTCCTTCAAGACGATCCACCTCATCATTAAGGTCGGAGATAGTAGCATCCTTTGCTGTGATAGTATCTTCAAGATCACCTATTTCATTATTAAGACTGGAAATAGTTGCATCTTTGATATCAATCACACCATTAAGACGTACAATCTCTGCTGCGAGATCGGTGATCTGCCCATTAAGGTTAGAGATAGTTGCATTCTTTTGATCGATGGTTCCTTGAAGAGTAACGATCTCTGCGTTCATATCATTGACGATACCTTCAAGTCTACTGATTTCAGCATCTTTCTCATTTACAACTCCAGTAAGACGAGCAATCTCGGAGTTCTTTGCTGTAATTTGATTGTTAAGATCAACGATAGTTGCATCACGTTGTGCGATAGTGATATCCTTTTCAGCAATAACACCAGTGAGACGATTGATCTCTGCCTGTAAGTTAGCAACCTGACCTTCAAGTTCAGCGATTCTATCAATGAATGGTTGAACACCTTTCTTGAGTTCTTCAATCTCTGTATTAAGTTCATCGATCTCTGCAAGGAGTTCAGCGATCCTTTCATCCCTTGCATCAACCTCTGCTTCGAGTTGAGAAACTTGTGCTTGGAGATCCCTTATCTTTTCTTCCAATGCTGCTACTTCGATAGAGTAATCAGGACTAATAATATCACCATGTCCATAACCACAAGCACCAACAGCATCATCTGCTTCGATAGTAAAGTTGCAATAACCACCAGCGAGTTCATCGAGAAAACGCTGACGGAAGAAAGTGATTGCAGGAGAACCAGATACAACAGTCACTGTTCCATCTGCTAATTCGACATTGGTGATGATGGTATTGATGGTTGTTTGTGCATCAGTATAGATGTTATTCACATTGCTTTCATCCTTCAATACTCTATCACCATAATAGATAACGCAGTTATAACGGGTTACACCATTTAACTGGTTGTATCCTTTAACTGCAAACACGACACTACCATACTTCACCTCCTGGGAGTTCCAGTAAGTGTATGGATCTGTGTCATTAAACGACATGACAATAGGAATATTGTCAGCAATCGTCTTTATATATTGCACCAATTCCCTTGTATTCATCTCTATTCACTTTTATTTAACCAAGGAAAATACCACAGTTGAATCCTTGTCTCAAATCACTATTACAACCACAGTTATTATTGCAATATTCAGGGAAGAGTGTGCTATTCTGCTTGAGATAGTCAGTAAGTCTAAATCCATAGAAATTCATCTTATCCTCATAATAACCAGCAATCATCTGTGTGTCTTTTCTATCGCTATTGTATGTATATTCGGTGTTCGCCTGAACAGCACCACCATTTGCACGGGTTTTGAATGCAAGAGGAATCTGGATATCAGCAAGAACAGCGTAGATAAGGAATGGTTTGATATATGATTTAAGAAGGGTAAGATATGGTTCATCAACATTATTTGCTAACACCTTACTTTTAAGGGTATTATATAGATTACAACCAATGAGTGGTTGGAGTTTAATATCCTGTGCTGTCTGTATTGCAGGGAGAATCATCTCTGAACCAACATTATCATTTATATAACTCTCACTTTTAAGAGTCTTTTCGCTAATTAACAATACTTCTGCCATATCCTTATTCACTTATATTTTGAACGGGAGATAACTCAAATGGAATGAAACTAAATGCGTTATCTACACCATAAATTTTATTAAAACATCTAACTACTTCTCTCTGTATTGGAGAAATCATAGTCTTATTATATAGTTCGAATGACTGAAGGAACTCCTCCTTGCTAAATCCATTTCCTTCTGGGTTAACACCAAAAAGAGCAGGTGTTGCTCGGAAAGCGATGAAAATTTCCTTCATCGTTGACTCACTCAAACTCTTGAACTTTTCATCCATCTTATCCTCACTCAAACGAGTGATCTCAACTCCGTGTTCGTTATCATCACAGAAATTCAACATGAACTTACCTGCGTTGTTTGATCCACGGAACTTTTCCTTCATTTTATTCTCTATCTTTTTCTTTTCTTCCTCTGTTGGAACACCGTTTTTGAATGTGATGATAGCGGATGGTTCCATGTTATTGAGAATGTTATTGAGATGGAAGTTAGCAATCTCGGTGCTTGTCTCTATAGCAGCAAGCGCACCACTATATATTGGAACAGGATATACACTTCTTGTTATCTTTCCCTTGTAATAGAAGACACAAGAGTTGATTGGTTTATCGGTATTCCAACTTGCCTCGAGAACCTTCTTATCAAAAAGAATGTATTCGATTGGTTTACATCCCCAACCCCATTTATCACTAACAAATGCCTTTCTCTCAAATTCATCGATCCTTACCTTTCTCATATCCAACCAATAGATCTCACTGATCTTATGTTCGTAGTTGAATATGATGTTAAGAGCAAAACCACCAAAAATAGGATAGTCAATAAGGATTTTATCGAGAATATCATTGAGTGTCTCTCCATCGTTATTGATCTTATCAGCATTGATAGAAGGATCAACGGATGTCACACCTTCTCCATGCACATAATCAGCAATTCCATTGATTATACTCTGCTCAACAGAACTCCTCATATACAAATCCCATAAATACTCGGGGAACTTATTATCCTGACCCCAAGACAAAAATTTCTTACCAGAAGTCTTCACTTCTTCATTGTTTGGAATCTCCTTTTCTATCCTTGGAACGATTCCAAAACTCATCTTTACTTCTTTATCCATTGAATTGAACTATTGTATTTGTTTCTGATTCAAATGTTGGTACACCATCACGCTGATAGTCACCAAAAATCAATAAACCAGATTCTATGAGCGTTCTAACTTCCTGTCCTTCGATAGTGTTAAACGCATAAAGTTGATATTCATATTCCCCTTCATCCATCGAAGGCATCTCACCAACTTGGAACTTATAGAGAAGAGCACTATCACTAGCGGACATCTCTACTACAAAATCATATTCATTGGAGGTGAGAACATTGATTAATTTGATACCATATCTTTCACCTTCATAAGACGTATGTTTAGGAATTTCAAGAATGGTTGTAGAATTATTGATCCAAATCATCTTAAATTGAACTTATTTTATAATAAAATAGTAGAAGTTTGTAACCAATTCCGATAAAAAAAGAGCGACCCCTAACGAGGTCGCCCAAACAAATATGATTGACTAAAAACGAAATAATTAAGCAGCAGGAGCTGGATCGATATCGAGACCTTCAATTACGCTTGCGGGAATTTCGTAAGGGAGTTCCTTGGAGTTGTCAGTCAACTCAATATTGTAACCACCGAAATCACCAAATGCAGTACCTGTCTGTGCAGTAGCAGCAGATGCGGTAACAGCGTTGTCATAACCGAGGAACCAGTATTTGCCGTTATTATCAAGAACGATCACAACCACCTCATCCATACAAAGTGCCATAATCTCGAGTCTCTTTGATGTTTCCATCTTTGAGAATTGAAGAGCAAGAACAGTCTCGAAGGATGCTGTACCAGCGGCGTCATCGGTGTTATAAGTGGAAGTGAACTGGGATGTACCCTTCCTGAACTTATAAGTCTTGAATGCTGCATCGGATGCAAGGGTAATAGCAGAAATCTGATTTGTAGCAACTGTTACAGCAGTAACATCATCTTTCCTGATGATATAAACCTCTTTGATACCACCCATATTATCCTTACAACCAGTGTTAATACCTGCTAATGTAATACTTGAACATGCCATATTATATATTAATGTTTATTTATGCTTTTTTAGAAAAGGCAGTCGGATTCAAATAGGATTCTATGTATGGGGTGAATCCGACCACCTAGGATTATTAATGGGTTAAACGATTACCAAGAAGCAACAACGTTCTCAAGAGGGAATGCTACCTGAACACCGAAGCTGAAAGCAAGAGCAAGACGATATTCGTCATTGTCCTGTGAGTACCACATCTTGAATTCCTCTTCATCACCCTGCATATCAGTGCCATAGAAAGCATGATTTACATTAAGAGCGAACATGTAGTTCTTTGGAGTTGAACCAAACTTACCATCAAGACCCTTCACACCAACGACCTTGGTAGAAGTACCAGGAAGGATGAATTCCCAAGTGGAATCAACCTCAGGCATATAATGATAAAGGTTCTTTGCTACGAGTTCAGCGATAAGAGCGCGATAGGTATCACGACCCATGAAGATCTCGGTCTCATCAAGAGAGTCAGCAGGAATAGCATTGTAAAGTGCTAAAACCTTTGCGTAAACAGTGCTTGCACCAGTAAGATCAGCAACAGTGAAAGGAGTAGTAGCATCCTCTGCGAGTTGGATGAAACCAGGATATGCAACAGCGTTAACAGTTACACCCTTCCATACACCATTTTCGATTGCTTCGTTGGTTTTCTTAACAACATTCTCTGCGAACTCCTGCTCGAAAGGAAGACCAGTGTCACCAGCGGCAACACGAACCTGGTTGTTCATCCAATAATCAAGCATGGAACGGTGGCAGTAAGATTTGTTGATCTTAACAGCAGCAACCTTAATGTTTCTCTGTGAGAAAGTGTCATCACCTGCAGCGCTAAAACCACAAGCACGACCATTACCAAGAGAAATAGCGGTGTCTAAAAGATTAAGAGCGGATTCACTCTTTACACCTGTCATCAACTGAAGGTGCTTTACAGTTTGACCATCAAGAATGGTTTTACGAATAAGAGGAAGACGATTTTCCTCAACGTATGCGGTTAATGAGCTTAAAGAAATAGCCATATCTTTATAATGAATTTATTTATTTTCTGATTTATTAGTAAAACTTGTTAATTTTCAGTTATTAGTTGAAGTATTTGAGAGCAGGATTCTTTTCTACTTGCTCCTTGGAGAACTTGAGTTTGTCCTTTGCGGATTTATCAGCACTCTCCTGGAGTTTTGCGTTTGCAGCAGAAAGTTCTTCCTCTTTTGCATTTAGTTTGCTTTCAAGTTCAGCGATATAAGCATCCTTATCAGCAATTGTGTTGTTGAGTTCCTCGATCTTTGCTTCGAGTTCGGCGATCTTCTCGTCCTTCTCATCGAGATTCTCTTCCTCTTTCTTTTCGGGATCTTCAGCAGGTTTTTCCTCTTCCTTTTCCTCAATGGATTCAACCTTACCATCCTTTACAATAACCTTGCGGTCTTCTGCGATGTATTCTCCATCAGCAGCAGGAACAATCTCACCATTTTCACCTTCGATGAAAACCTCGATACCCTCGATAAGAGCATCACCTTCATAAATAAGTTCACCCTGATCAGTTACGAGTGAAGCAAATTTCATTATAGCACGTGCTAATTTGATTCTATTGATTATAGACATATCTATTTTATGTTTATTTAATTTAAAAGTATTTATTATTCATTTTCAAGTGCCTTGCAAAGTCCTTCTATATCTCCCTCTTCAATCATATCATCAATGGATTTCTCTTGTTCCTGTTCGATAAGATTGAAAACACCCTGGATACTGAATCCTTTGACCTCACCACTCTTGATTTTCTCCCATACATCCATGTTATCGACCTTATAGGAAACGATCCACGAACCATCAGGGATTTCAGAGAACTCTACAGGAACGATTCCTCTCTCACTATTCTTGATGTAAGACTCAATCATATACATCCCATCAACAAAGTGATCATTCTCGTGCTCGATGTTGACGAAGTTTTGGAACATATACTTTGCGTATTTGGTAATGAGTTGCTCGATGGTGTTCTTGTCAAACACCACATAATACTCTTCACCATCAGGTCTTAAACGATAGATAGGGGTATCAGCAAGGAGTGCAACACCAGTGATAATGCGTTTTTCTTCGTTTTCGAACTGGAGTTTGATATCTTGCTCTTTGGAGAATTTCAAAAACTCAACCTCAACAGCAGGATACTCCACTAACGAGATAGCATCCATACCAGTTACCTGATCGGTTGGGTCTATTTTGATTTTGAATATCTTTTTCTTCATATTATAATTGTATATTTCCTTAATATTTAGAACGTTGCTTCGGATTGAGTGACATTAACCTTATTAACTGTGTTAGTTATATCGGTCTCTGTCACATAAACCTTGGTATTTTCAACCTGTCCTTCTGTACTTGCTCCTTGGATAACTGATGTTGCACCAACTCCACTATCCATAGACTGAAGTGCATTCATTGAAGGGATAGCAACAGTACCCATCTGTCCACCAGCATCAGTACTTCCGGATCCACCATATTTCTGTTGTTTGATCTTATTGATCTGCATAATACCCATAGTAGCGATCATAGCAGTCATTGCTGCACCTGCTGCTAACTGACCCCATATAGTCATCCAGGAGTTAGCAGGATTCATTGCAGAAACCCATGCATCAACGATACCAGCGAGCATACTCATTGTGGCAGCAGCGATTTGATAGTTCTTCTGCTTCTCAAATCCTTCTTTACTCTGTTCATCCTGCTCATCAGCAAGAGCAACCATCATAGATGAAGCAACATTCATTGCAGCGACAGCAACAGCACCATACTTCCTCCATCCTTTCTCTCCAGTCTTCAACTCTGCAGTAACTTTTGCTATACCATCACTCATTGTTTGGAAGACATTTGCCCATTCGCTGGACATACCTTCACCGATGCTTGTGATCTTTGATATAGAATCCGACATCTGATCAGTGAGTTCAGCGAGTTTATCTGCTTTTGCCTGGAATGTCTCTACGAATGCCTGTTGCTGCTGTACAAGAACATCTCTGATTTGAAGATCGATATCAGTCACGTCTCCACCAAGAGCAACTATACCATCACGAAGCACCTGGAGTTTTTCTAACTGATTTTTAAGGAATTCCTCATTTGCTTTTGAAAGACCGACAGGATCATTGAGTAACTCATACTTCGCTGCCATCTCATTGTACTCCGCATCTATCACCTTCATCTGCTGTGTGTATAGATCCTGGAGATCTTTTATCTTTCTTTCCTTCTCCTTTTTCTCATTCTCTTCATCTTCCTTACGGAATTTAGCATTGAGGTCTTTAACCTTATTATTATATATGGTTTGAAGGTTAAGAGCAGCAGCATCGTAGTTGTTTATAATGAGTTGTCTCTTGCTATAATACTCTTCTTCAGTGATTTGCTTGTTTTCAAGTGCCTTCTTGAGTTCCTTCAACTCTTGTTTACGCATTTCAGTAAGGAGTGCTGCCTGATCATCTGCCCACATCCTTGCTTCTGCGTATGCTTTATCTCTTGCAGACAGGTCATACATACCTGCTTGCTGGGATAAGTCATTGAGTTTCTTTTGATTTGACTCACGCATGCGGAGATATGCCTGATATTCCTGTTGTGCCTGACGAGCAGCGTTAGCAGCCTTATCATATGCTTCTTTTTGCTTGTCAATCAAGTCGATTTGCTTGTCAACAGCGAAATTAGCATTGAGTTCAGAGATTGCTTTAGACACATCCTTATAAGATTGTGCTAACTCCTCATATGCTTCCTTCCAATTCTTTATCTTCTTGTCACCACCATCAAACCAGTGTCTATTTGCCTGGAGTTGAGCAATGTCGAGTGCAATAGCACGCATCTTTGCAGCAATCATCTCCTTTTGGAGTTGGAGATTCTTGAGTTGCTTTGCGTGTACCTCATCAATACTAGCACCTTGCGCTTTGAGTAACCTGACATCACGATCAAGATTGTTATCCATGTCTTCGAACTGTGTGTTGAGTTCGGTCATGGTATCTTTATACTTATCTGCTTCCTTCTCATTGGTGCGGAAGAGAGCAGTGAGTTTATCGAGATTTGCGATTAACGCACCAATGGCAACGACTATAGCACCTATACCAGTGGAAATCAATGCAGTACGGAATGCCTTGGTTGCAGCGGTTGCACCAGTAGTAGCAACGGTGTTTGCTGTTTGTGCTCCTGATAATGCTTCGGTCTGTGCAGTGGTTGCAGCGAGATCGTTATTAAACATCTTCTGCATTGCACTGGTACCCTTAACCACCTTTCCGAGTTTCTCGAACAAGACCTTACCCTTCTCAAGATCCTTCAATCCACGTGTGAAGGTCATAGCGAGTTGCATCTTGCGGAGTGTCTTTGCTGTCTCTTCGGATTCGAATCCCATCGATCCCATTACCATCACAGCACTGGAGAACATAGATGTGATTCCCTGTGTTGCATCAGCAGTGTCCTTAACGGATATGGTTAATCCATCAAGTGCACTAGCATAATTACCAACATTTCTCTGGTAGTTACCAATCTCGGCATCCATTGCCTTGAGTTGGTTGTTGAGGTCATTGATCTTTGCACCTATCTCACTTCTTTCAGTGACATCGGCAGTTGCCTTCCACTCTTTTTTAAGAGCAGACATCTGCTGTGCAAGTGCATTATAGGATCCTTCTATTGCTTTATTGGATGATTTGGTAACATTAGCGAGTTCCTGTTGCTTGGATTCAAGATCACCAAGTGTCTTCTCGAATTCCTCTGTTCCAATAACCGTATTGCTTAACTGATCACGGAGTGCTTTAACCTCATTTCGAAGATCTTTAAGGGTTTTAGTAGACTCCTGTGCTTCTTCATTTAACTGCGAAAGATCAATGTCAAGTATTTCAACATTTTCTGCCATTTAACCTGTCATAACTTATTTAATTTAATAGTAGTTTAAAACTTATGATCTAACTATCTTAACTGGGAACTCACGTGTGAATCCATCACAGGTGATAGTGATTGTTGTCTCTATACTTCCACCAGCATTCGGTATCTCCCAAGTAATTGCCCATACCATCCATCCATAAGAGAGATATTCAAGGTCTTCCGTATACATATCGTTTGGAGATACATCAGGAATAGTGATATTAGTGTTGTCTCTATCAATTGGTCTTACGTAAAAACTGAATGTACCACCGCTGCTTGTTGTCTCGAGTGAGTAGTGATCAGTAGATAACTGAATAGGATCAAAGAGGTTATCTACATTAGAGTAGTTATTTGGATCAGTTATCTGAATTAACTCAACTTTCGTTGGTTCAGTTGACTGAATGTTATAATCAAATATCTTATTGATACAGAACAACTGATTATCAATCGTAACGAACTTATTGAATTTGAAATCAAAGTAATCGCTCGGATTGAGACGGAAGTATGCAGTGAGTTTCTTATTCTGTATGTTATATCTCTCACTTATGTAGTTATTCCAAAAGAGATTGTATATGTAGTTACCACCTGCTTCAGTATAAACCTTATTTGTTGTGTAGTCTTCGTTTGGTTGATTGAAGAGAATGCCATAAGAAGCACTATTCTCATCAAATCCTTCTTTATAGACAGCACTGAACTGTGGCATCGCCTGGAGTTGATGAATAGGATCATCGGGATTATGCCATATCATGTCATAGTAGCAGTAGTTATCGTGCTCTATCATATATGCATTATCATCAGTCACATAACTATTATAAGGCATCGATGAAGTAAAGATGTTTTCTCCTCTCAAATACCAGTTATTCATATTCAACTCTTTCGAGTCATCTACATCAGCGCATTCTATTCTCTCGACAGGATCAGGAACGCCCCTAATCACACTAACCAAATCCCAATTCAGTAATTGTGAATAGTGGATGATATTACGATTCGATGAAATGGATGGTTGAATATTCTCAAAGAGTGGTTCTGCTTCGGTATTGAAGTCATAGTTGGTCTTTATCTTCAACCCACCATATTCCATATTATATTTCTCTTTGTATTGCTTGTATCTATAACCATCAACACTATCATAACCAAACTCAATGTATTTCGAAGGGAATATCACTGGTTCTACGATGAAATCCTTTGAGCGATCTAGTTTATCATCCCAACTCTCAATCGTATAACCATCAAAATACCTTCCTCGAGGAGCAATAGTGATGGTTTTTGTCATATAATCAACACTCCACACTAATCCAAACATCTTCGTATACTCAAGAATCACATTAAATGGGGTTTCTTCCTTCTTCCATACATTCTGCAGAGATACAGGAAGCGAACTCATATTGCTCGATATGTAATTGGTTGGTCCAGTAATATCATAATCAGTTGATGAACCTAGTGCGATAATATGTCCAACAGTTACTGCGGGGAGTCTTGCAGGACCAGTAGGATTGACAGAAGCAGGGCAGTAATATGAAGTGAAATAAGTTTCTTTTGTGTTATTACACTCAACATTCACTCTCAAATAAGCACCGTATGTGAAATCACCATAGAATGTGCTTGCAGGAACTGAACAACTAGCATCGAGTTTAGCGTAAACAGCAGTATAATAGTTGTTTGTTGCGGGTCCCATCTCATATGATGAAGCATAAACCAATTCGGTGTTATTTGATGGACTGTATGTGGAGTCAGATGCATTGAATGGATCTGCTGCTGCCCAATAAACCTTCGTACGATAGTTGCTTGAATTATAATTTCCATTAGAATCTAGCGGATATGCATATATGGATATGATGTATCTCGAATATGTATTGTAACGCAGATCAATACTACTCAACTTCCTACCAATAGCAGTGATACGACCGAGATCCTGTGTTGTTTCTGCAGTGTAGTTCACTTGATGATGAAAATTGAGTGTAAAGGATGCCATATCGAATCGAGTCGATGTTCCTTTCCTGAAATAACCAAGATAAGTATTCAACCCACCCTTATTAGCACCAGACCTGGACGAGTAATAGGATGTCTTATAACCTGCTATCTGTTGTTTTGCTTCAGTCTCAACACCATCCGATGTAAGATAATCAAGCATATAGCATGAACGTGTCCAATAAGGATTAGATGGATTGAACCAATACGGATCAAGGGAGATAGTATATCCAGTCAACTCCTGACACTTCTCCTGATACATCTGCATCAACTTATTGAAATAGATATAAGGACGCTGATGATAAGAGCGATACTCATGTACCTGGTTATCTGCAAGACCATCACCAATAGCACCTTCAGGATCAAGACCATCGATGTAAGTATCAACTGCCTGCTTCTCTGCATCAGTAAGGAAGACATACGCCTTGTTGTATTTCTGTCTTGCGTATCTATCCTTCCACTCATCTCTCAACTCAACTGCAAATGACTTAAACCCTTCAGTCGATCCTTCCTGTGCAACAGTGCTATATTTTTGATCGGATTTGAAGTTAGGATACAACCCACGATAAGCAGGCGCCATTCCAATAATCTCCCAGGAATGAGCGTTATTGAGTTCGAGTTGTGGGTCATCAATATTGAAGGAAGTCCAAGCGAATGTATTGTTAAACACACTATTGTCTTCTCTATCATTGCAATGATCATCAATCTCTTCTACTGGCACCTCCTTGAGTTTGTGAAAGACATCACCAAGAGCACCATAGAGATTAAGTGAATAATACTTGTTGTTGGTTGAGTAGTTAGCAGATGTGAATTTCGCATATCCTTCCATCAGCAAGTTCCCATTATAAATAAGACGAAATGGGATTCTCTTGTTAGGATCGAAATAAAGACCGATGTTTGGTTGAGATGTGGATGTGGGGATAGTTCGATTGATACTATACGCATGACCCATTATCTCGTTATTAATCTTGGTCATAGGGATGTTGATGGTCTTCGAATACTCAACTATGATCTCGGTTGGATTTGCCAAGTTTTCAAACGTTTTATTCAAAGGGAAAATTATGTCATTCGTTAATTCAACTTCCTGACCTTCAAGAAATAACTGTATATTCATCTTTTAATAATTCTTTTTATTTCGTAGCAAACATTAATAAACGAGTTCCTGCTTACCAATCGCTTTGAGATTGATTGTGAGATAGAACATCTTTTTCTGATTCTTATAAACCTTATCTGTCCAACTGGAATCAGTGCAGTTGACATACCAACCAAGATCATTCTCTGTATCATAGAGATATATGTAAGGAGATGTGAGGATCGACTCATATGCCTTGTGGTCATCATCACTCATCCAATCAGTATGAAGAACCCATTGTGGAGCGACATCTTTCTCATATGGTCTCTCATCACCCTGCATATTAGTCACATTCACTGTACCGATGCTCTCTGTGAAGTCAACTCTCTTCGTGAATGGTTGACATTGGTAGGCACCAGTGCGATCCATCCAAATGAGATAGTAAGGAGCAGGGCAAGAGTCGACATCGGCAACCTTCTTTATGATTCTATTATAAGAATATGAACTCTCTGGATCGAAATACTGACCCATCGTTATTTCTGTGCCTTGTGTTAATGCATAAATGGATTCGCCCCACAACTTTGCCTCCCACATCTCGTGAACTGCATCGTATTCTCTTTCTTCTCCTTCATTGGATTCAAATAAGAATACATAATCATCATCCTGACTATCTAGGTATGCACGTGTGTCTGGGATTAACTTGAAGTCTGCCCAGAACTGATGATCTTGATGGGTAAGACGAGGGATGCGAGGAAGAAG